TTGCGCCCTTCGGCCTGCTGCACTCGGTGAAGGTGTGCGATCACGACTTTGTTGGCAGCGCCCTCGCAAATTGCTTCGGCGTGGTCGCGGACAGCGTTTTCATTGACCATGTAGCCGTGCCCAAACAGTGCGTCACCGTAGAGTCTCCAGCCTCGCTGGAAATTGTAGTCCACAACCTGGCACCGCATTGATCGAGCTCGATCCTGAATCTGCGACATTACGCGAGCTGCCAGCGCGGCCACGATGGCGCGTGGAGACTCCATCAGCGTGTTTAGCCGAGCCTCGTGGTTTCCGAGAAAGTAGACCTGCGGTTCCAGTCGCGAAAGAAACGCGAGCCCGTCGTTTAAGTCAGACTCGGGATTCACCGCATCATCTGCTGTACCCCCAGCCCCTGCACGGAGACAGGCGAGATCGATAGCATCTCCCAAGTGCAGCGTGGTGTGCGGCTTCCAACGCTTTTTGAACGCCAGCACCTTTGCAAGCAACTGCTGGTCCGCGTGGTGCCCATGCGAGCACCCGACGGCAAGAAACCGCTTCCATGCCCGCGTAATATTCGCCATGCGTCAGACGCGCGCCAAGAATGTGGTGCCCGGTCCCGGCACGCGCGGAAGCCGTCCCTGCTCGTCGTAAATGCCACTGTACGGGTTGATTTTGTCAGACGGCAGCCCGACGCCATCAGTGCCCGCAGGTGGCAAAATGCGCTTAATTTCCGCGAGTACTTGCAGCCCTGCCGGAGGGGTCGCGCCAAGATAGCGCGCTTGCATCGCTGGGATTACGGGAACAGAAAGGACGGTCATAAAAGAGGCTTCTGCCCGCGTTCGTTGCGGATGACATCGATTACGCCAAAGATGCCCATTACAGCAGTGCCAACTGCGCCGCCAATGCCGGTTGAATAGAGCCCAAGTGCGGCCCCGAGCTTTGCAAGTCCCAGCCAAGTGGACGGCTGCCTAACGTAGGTCTTTAGAGTCTGTTTCATGTTCGTTGAGTAGCCTTTCCCAAAGCGCCTTGCGGTCAGCCTCGCACTCCTTGATTTTGCCGTTGAGATACCAAACGCCCGCCAGCGTCAGAGCCATGGAAAGCCCCTGCGCGGCTGCCTGCTGGGCGATTAGGTCGAGGAGTTGCGTCATGCGAAGTACGGCGTGTTTGGCGTGATCCGCGAGTACACGAAGTCCAAATTTGCCACCACTGCCGTTCCGACTGCCGCCGTGCGATTTATGTGGGCAAAGAAAATGATGCGCGCAGCAGGAATGTTCGTCGTGTGCGTGGCAACCGTGTTGCCGTCGATTTTGGCAACAACCTGCGTGCCGGCAGCGTTGATCAAAATTTCCAGTGAACGAAAAGTGTTTGTTGAAAACGAAATGCCCGTTGAAGTGAGAGTTTCGTTTCCGCTTGCGCGCGTCACAAAGTCAATGGCTTGACCATTTTGGACGCGAAAATAAATCCCGTTTGCTGATTCTCCCGTGACAGAATCACCCCAACCGCAGCGGAATGCGCCTGTCAGCGTGCCGTCAAACCATGTGGTCCCGCTTTGACCAACTCGAAAGATTACGCGCGCCGCAGAATTGCCAACCAAAATAGCGTTTGCAGCTTGATTCAGTCGGCTTTGAGAGTTCGCACTGACATTTGTTCCAGTGGACATTGCCACAATTCCAAAACCAGAATTGACCTGCGAGTTTGTTGCGCCAGTGCTGACGCCAAAAGCAAGGTTTCCAGTCAACGAGGTCGTCCCCATGAACTGCTCAAAGAACTCAATGTAACCGCCAGGCGTCGGCACATTTGCCAGCGCATCGGTCAGCCCAGCAATCTTGCTTTGCGCAACAGCCGCGTCAGCCGCCACATCCGCATCCACCAGCAGACTCGCCGGTGATTGCAGCACGCCAGCTACATTTTTCCACAAGCCAGTGCCTGCCACCAGCCCTAGAGATGTGTGCACATGGCTCGGAGTGTTGTTGCCAAATTCGCCAGTGACACTGTGCCCGTTGCCGGTCGCGTAGGCTTCCAGCGTCACATAAATGCGGTCAGTCACCAGCATGGCGGTTTTCGGCACCAGCACGGAGATTCCAACGAGCGCAGAGGTCTCGCCAATGGTCACCGCCGCCGAGGTCGCAAGAAGCGTCGGTGCGTTGCTGCCGTCGTACTTGTAGACTTTTGCGCAAACGCTGTTGCTGTGGTTGTTGTCAGCAACGCCGTACAGCCAGATATTAAAGTCCCACAGGCCAGCAGGGATGTCAGTTGAGCCCGGATCTTGCGGCGTGGACTCGGACACAAAGCCCGCAAACTGCGTCCAGGTTGTCGGCGTCAGGCTGCCAGTCGTCGCGGTCGTCTGCGTTGCGTCTGCACTGCGCCCGAGTTGCTTGGGAGTGCCGGGCAGGTTGGTAGTCGGTGCGTCGGCGTCGGTGCCGTTGTTGAGGTAATAGGTCAGCCCATTAGCACCACCGCCGCCACCGCCGGTTGACGCTGCCGGTGCCCATTGCGAGCCGTCCCATGTCAACACCTGCCCACTCGTTGGTGCAGTGCTGGAAACCGCAGAGCCCTTGATTTTGTCGACGCTCGTCGAATGCAGCCCGCCGGATACATCGCCGGTCAGAATGGGAGAGTTTAAAGGCATAAATTATTGTACGAGAGGAATAAAGTAATTGGTCCCGTTGATAGAAATAGCAAGGTGCGCAACTACTGTTCCGGGATTGGATGGTGTCCCATTTGTTAAATTTGGAGCGCTTATTGCTAGTCCACCATTCGTCGTTGCTTGATAACCAATTGCAATTCCTCCGTTGTCGGAAATTGTACTAGGTCCAATTGCGATTGAATTAGACCCATTTGAATCAGCTTTTGCACTTTGACCGATAGCAATGGAGTAAGCAGCAAATGTGGTTGCGGAATTGCCGATGGCAATGCTTTCAAATTTGTTTTGAGCGTACGGATCAGCTAGCGCATTGTAGCCAATTGCAATTCCTGAATTGTTTGCAACTGTTTCGTCGCCAAACCTTAAACCTGTGCCTGCACCATAAGTGGTGCTTGCAGTTCCTAGTTGAGTTGGGATCTTTGGTTGCCACTCATTGGCTGCACTGTCAAAAATCAGTAAATTTGCATTACTTGGCGCAGTTGTTGAAATTGCAACGCCCTGTAGCGAAGTCGCATCCCCACTGCCACCGCCGCCAGAACCGGCAACCAGTGCGCGGATGCTGATCAGTTCGCCAGCTACCGGAGCCTCGACAAATGTGATCGTGCCTCCTGCGGTCGAGGTGATGGCGTACTTGGAGGGAGGCTGGTCAATGCCGCCCACGCTGACGATGTACCCACCGTCCTCGGTGCCGTTGTAACCGGCAAAGGTGAACGCCGTAGTGGTGCCGTCTCCAGTGTGCTCGGTCGCCGTAGTGCCTGCGGCCACGGGACCGTTCAGCAACATCACGGCGGAGTCACCGCCCAGATATAGTTCACCGTTTAAGGTGTTAACGGCAAGCTCTCCAACTTCAAGCGTCGTCGGATATCCCGACGCTCCGCTTCTCTTTTTCGGAATGATCGGGAATGCCATGTTTAGTAGGTGCCAGCGGATGCGACTGTTGCGGTGCCGTCAACGGCAATTTCAATGCTTGCAGAGGACTTGATCCCGCCCACCACTGTCGAGGTGCCCGGGATGATTTTGGCAGCGCCTGCTCCCGAGACAAACAGCGAATTGCTGGCAATCGGGTCCACGCTAAGCACCCCGAGTTGCGAGGTGCTTGCAATTTGAAGCTGCGCCGTCGAGAGGAACCCACTCGCAGTCAACTCCGGTACTCCGCCGGCAGTCGCAAGCTGCGTCAACTGAGCGGTGCTCACTGCGCCGATGTTCGCAGGCGTCAGCGTGATGTTTCCGTTTACCGGCGTCTGATTGTTGACGCTCACCACTTCGGACTTGCTGCCGTCAACGAAGTCCCAAGTTGTGCCGTTGAACACAATCCAGTCCCCGGCCTCCACGCGGGTCTGCCCGTCGATGGCAGGCGAGAGCGTTGCGCTGTTGCTGGCGACATAGTAGTCGCCTTTTGCAGCCGTGCCGGAACCGACAACGCCTCCGTTAGCAATCACCGGCGAGGTGTTGACCGTCCATGCACCTTTGTAGTTAACGCCGCCGATGATCGAAGCAGGAAGCTGCGCAGTGCTGATTTTGCCATCGCCACCGAGCTGCGGGATCAAGCCAGCGATCGCGGAGGTCGTCAGCGCGCCAATTTGCGCGGTTGTCAGGTTCGCGATTTGGTAACTGGAAATAAGTCCGGCACTGGTCAACTGCGGAACCTTTCCAGCCTCGGCAAGCTGAGAGAGGTCATTGGTAGTCAGCGCGTTTTGCGTGCCGCCAATTTCTACCACGCCAGAGTTGCCCTTCATGTAGAGCTTGCCACTTTGCGTGTTGACGGCCAACTCTGCCAACTGCAAAGCGCCAGCGAGAGGCGCATCAGGCGAAGTGGTTACTGCGTTACGAATCGGAATGATTGGAAATGCCATGGTCGTGAATTAATAAGTGCCTGCTGTAAAATCTACTGGCACCCACGAGGTGCCGTTGTATTGGTAAATTTGGTTGGCGGTCGGTGCGGTTGCCGAAACGGTCTTGCCGCGAATGCCGGTAACTGTTGCAACGGTTCCACCGCCGCTTGTTGTCAACGAGAGATCGCCGGTGACGCTGGTCAACGATCCGGGCGGACCTTGTGGACCTTCCGGTCCCTGCGGGCCTTGCAGCCCGGGGACGCCTGTAAGAAGAGTGACCACTAGAGGGCCACAGAGTGTGTTGCAGCTCATGGTCAAGAGATTGTTACGCGGGCCTCGATTAACCGGATGTCCCAGCCGTCAGGACGCTGGACATTTACGGTCAACTGAGCGCCGAATTGGGCGGAGAAAAGTGCGGTTTGCGTATTGGTCAACCGTAAGGAAACTACATCCGGCACCGGGCGCACGATACTTGGGGTCGTCAACAATGCCCCAGCAGCGGTCTTGAGCGTCACGCCGACAAACCAGTCGGTGAGGTCGGTGTACGCCGAGCACGGGCCGTCCTGCTGCAACTGGAAGCTGAAATCCCAGTCCGTGCCTCTCTGAATTGTGGATGAAGTCTGGACGGCGACCATTACATCCTAGGGGTGCGGGACAAGTAGTTCTCAGCCGAGTCGCAGCACCCGCTTACCTGCTCGGCTCCATCCGGCCACGCACGAGCGGCGATCTCGTCGTCCCGGCTTGGTAGTTTACCAACCGGGCAGGCTGGGCGGTCTTGCAGGATGGTCCACCGCCCAGGACACCCGCCGTACTGGTCGCAATTTAAACACACTGCTGCGCGTTTGTCAGCCAGCCATTGAGGAATCATGCGGTTGTGAATGTGTAGTTCAGCGTGCCGGTGCCCACGGGAGTCGTCAGCTCAAAGTCATCTGGCCTGTAATAGGTGATCACCTCGCCGGGACCAATTCGTTGGAACCACCCAATTGCTAACACCTCTGCCATGTCGTTAATGATGCGCACAAAGCCCTTGGTGACGCCGGTCGATACCGTCCAAACTCCAAAACCGCACTCATAAAACGGATCGCTGCTGTTCTCCGGCTTGAACATGCCGGAAGGAAAGATGGCAAACTGGTCCAACGCTGAATCAAAAACCGCAGCGGTGGCAATTGGTGTGCCTTCCAAATTCACCGTCAGCGGGTAGCCGTTGTTGGTTTGGATAAAAGTTGTCAGAAAAAAGCGTTCGTACCCTTCCAGCCCGTTACGACGGGCAAAAAAGCCGTCGTAGCCTTGCCCGCATCGCATCCCCCTGCGCGTGTACGGAGGTCCAACATCTGGGTAGGTCTGGGTTCCGCTGATTGTCACCTGTAAGCCAAACTCATCGAGGTAAGAGATCTCCGCCGAGATGCTCATCCCGGTTAAACTGAAACTGTGCCGCCACTCGTAACAGTTCACGGTGCAGGAGTGGACCAGTCCAACAAGCACGGGTTCGGCACCGGCTGCGTGCACACATTGTCAATCTGTGTGATGGCAGGCGGACTGCCTGCCACCGTCACGGTCGCCAGCAAGATGTACTGCATCGTGCTGGTATTTGCCAGCAGGTCATTGCTTTGCAAGATGGTGATTGCGTCAGCGTCAGGACCGATTACGAGGTTGACGGTGTCCCAGTAAATCGCAGCGTAAATGTACGAGCTGCCGGAAAGCTCAAGAATGAATGGCGGGTTGCCAATGCCCATTCCTTCCGGCCAGCGGTTTGCAATCTGGTTCTGTGCGACTTCGACTTTTAACACCTCGCCTTCGCTGGCATCAGTGACCTCAAAATACTGGCACCCGGCGCCTTGAGACGCTGCGCCGCCAGCGCCCGTGCTTTGGGAAGTAATGGTAATTGTCGTGCCTCCGATAGAGCGCGAAAATGTGCCACCAACTACGCTCGTGAGTTGCGCCGCTTTGACCATGTCGATCAAAGCGTTGAACGAGCTTGGCGGAATCGGTTGCCCGCGTTGTGCGTAGGGAGGGATCATTTAGTAAAGAATCGCGTTCCAAGCCGTTCCTGCCGGACTGCTTTGGTATTCGTAGGTGGTGCGGAAAAACGAGCCTTCCTGTTGCGAGCGCACACCAGACAGAATAAAATTACAGCCTTCTGCGACTTGGAAACCTGCTGGCCAATCCCCCCAAGCGTCAATTTTGCCTAGGTTCGTCATGTTAGGCGCACCTTCTTCAAGGACGGTTACGCGAGCTGTGACGCGGCCCACATAATACGATTCCATTCCGGCTTTGATAAAGCCATAAAACACTTGAAAGCTGGCATCATCTTCCGTTGCAGGTTGCCAGAGGTTTGTCGGATTCTCCGTTGTTGCTCCTGTGCCTTTACCTGCCAAATAAGGGTCCGTTGGATTGCGTTTGTAAACCGTCCAGAGCTTTTTGATGTTCTCTGGGATTTCAAAATCTCCTCCAGCGTTAAAATTAGGGTTTGTTTCCAGCGGCTCGGTTCCGATCGAGCCGTCAAACGCAAACTGTGGCTCGCCTTGGGACAGCAAAAATTCCTCAACGAGCGTATAAACCGCGTCTGTGTGATCTTCACGGTAACTGCGCGCATCTGGGTTTTTATCAATCGGCCCATCAAGACTCTGCCTCGTGATCGTCTGCATCACGCAGCGATCCACACCCATCGATTCTTCAACTTTTACTTCTGTGGCCATATTAAATTACCCCGAGTTGCGGCGTCACATCGCCGATAAAACCGTTTGTTGCGCCGCCTGCTGCGGACCGCAAAAAGCTATCGATTGAATTTGCGATGCGTTGCTGCACGGCTAGTTGTTCGCGCTGGACCACAACGGCGTCATCGCCGCCCCAAATGCCTGCTCCAAACGCGCCCACTTTGGCTGCGCTGGAAGTGATCATTGGTTCCATGGCGTTGCTGATGGCTTTTGGAATGTAACCTGCACCAGAATCTCCCGGCATTGGCGTGCCGTATTTTTCACGAGCTGCCGCCGCTGTTGCTTGTTTGCTCGCCTCAATGGCATCGGATGCCGCTTGGATGCGAGCCTCAGTTTCCGTCGTGTCAACAGTTGGGCTTTGTGCTCGCGCTTCGTTTGCAGCGATTTCCATCGCTTTGACTTGCTCGCTTGTTGATTTAAAAATGTTTTTGATCGACGCAGCACTGACTGCCAATTGCACGCGGAGTTCTTCGCCCAAAAAATTGACCGCGTTCAAAAACGCCAGCTTCAGGGTGTTATAAATCAAGTCGCCGGTCGTGCCGAAATTTTGGAAGTAATTGATCCAGAATGCAACAGCGTTGCCAAAAGCCTGACCAATCCCTGACAAGTCGATGCCGTTGAGAGCATCAACAGCGCCCATGATTTGCGGCATCACTTCCGATGCCATGCCGACAAAAAGGCCTTGAATCTTTGTGCCTGCGGTGCCCAGTACATCGCTTGCCCGGTCAAAGATGCCTGCGTTTTCAAGCATCAAAGCCGCCTGATTGCCTAGTGCTTTGCGCACATCTTCCATCCCGCCAGCGGCAAACAATGCAAGCAATTTGGCTCCGCTTTTGCCAAACACTTCCATTGCCATCGCCGCGCGTTGAGTTGGGTTTTGGATTTTGGAAATTGCGTCCCCGACTTTGGCAAGTTGCTCGTCAGCCGAAAGCCCTTGAATCTCTTCAATTGAGATTCCCATGATGGCAAACTTTTTTGCGGCTTCAATTGAGCCAGTCGCCGCTTCGGCAATGTTGCGTTGCAACTTCGCAAGCACCGGCTGCACATCGCTTGCTGCCATCCCTGCCTGCTCAAAAGCAAGCTGCAATTCCATGAGCTTGTCGACGGCAACGCCAGTTTGCCCGGACAAATCCACAAGCGCACCTCCAGCTTCCAACGCCGAATAAAACTGGCGCACCATCATCCCAATGGTTCCCATCACTCCCGCCGTTCCGAGAACGCGCTGCATGATTGAGCCAAGACCAGCCATGGATGCCTGTGCGCGTGCAATGCCGCTTACAAACCCGCTTGTATCTGCTCCGATTTGGATATTGTTTGCCATGGTTAACGATTGTAAACAGCCTGCGCGTCAATAATTCCACGCGAAATAGCTCGGTTAAGTTGTCGCCTCATGCTTTCTGCTTGCCGGTAATAAGCGGCATCAAGCGCCCGTTGAATGCGCCGGGAATCGGTGTGCCGGTTCGGATTTTGCGCCTTAAATTCCACCGTGTTGCCACTGGATCGCAAAACCGAACTTCCGTTGTTGCGTGATCTCCAGCGTGCAATCCAGTCAGGAAAACTGACTCCAAGTGCAGTTCCAGCCGCACACCATCCGGCTGCAGTTGCGCCAATGGTTTTGTCCAGCAACTCCTGGACTCGTTTGCGAGTCTCAACCGTTACAAAATGCTTGGGCCCATTTTGCGGGTACTTTTTGCTGGGTTTCTGGTTGCGCTTTATAAACTGCACCACCGTTTCAGGTGAGGCTTCAAGTTGCTGCTGAATCGCTTGATATTGCGCTCGCCGAGCTTGGTTGCGGGTGCGTTCTAAACCTCTTGCAATCGTGGCAGCGTTGCGCGCCACAAGCGCAAATTTGAGGCTGCCGCGAATTGCACGGCGAGACGCCGAGTAGCCTTTAGCAAACGACCGACCAGCCATTGGCGGCGTGTACAAAAAAGCAAACTTGACGAGCCCTTTTGCTTCACGGCGAATCACTTGTTCAAGCGAAAGTCGGCTGATTTGAATAGTCCGCTGCAAATAGCGGTTAAAGCGGCGAGAATACTCGTCGGCATTGTTGGTGACTCGGATTGCGTCACTCATCGTCTTCGTCCTCCTCCCGTTGCGGCGATACAAACAGGCTTTCTAGCGCCTTTTGTTTGCGGCGAATAGTCCATGCCCCGTTGCCCCAGATCGCGGCGTGGTAAACGCGCACAAGCATTGCCAGCGGTGCTCTGCGTTGTATGTAGTCGTGCGCCCATCCTGTTTCACGCGCCAGTACCAGAAGAAAGGATTCCTCCCAGCCCGGCGCTGTTAGTTTTTTGGTTGATCCGTTCGCCCTCCCGGTTGCGGTATGACTTCCACGCGGCCCGTTTCTACGGCTTCGGCTTGTGCTCGGCACCATTCAGCGACTGGCTTTGCCAACGCCAGCGGGAAGGCCCGCGAAAATGCTTTGATAGCAACGGTTGCAGTCTTGTCAGAGATCGCCTGTTCCACTTCTTCGGGCTCGCGGCTCTGCATCCACGCAACAGCCACAACCTGCTCTTGGTCAGTCATGGCTGCCAGCCCAAGTTCCATGATTGCCATCTGCGTGGTCAGCGTCCACGGACGCAACTCCAGCGGCCCGATCACCGTGTTTTTGAGGAAAAACGGGTTCATGCGAATCGGGCTGCAAACTCTTGTTTCAGCCACTCGGGAGAATCTGGATAAACGATCCCAAACGCTCGCCCGTCTTTCCGCGAGATCCCCACGGCAGACGACCGTGCAAACCGTTTCAGGTCGCGAGCATTGTCACGGTAGCCGCGCATCCACGAGATGTCCGAATCGGGATGCGCCTTGCACCAGTCAAGGTCTTCAAAGCGTTTACGAAACTCATCAAAATCAATGGGTTGTCCATCGATCTTTGCGAGCACATCGCAGTTCACGATCCAGCGCACATGCGGTTTGCCGGATTCGTCCACGAAGTGCTGGAACCCACCTCGTTCAACAAGTGCACCGCCTGAGGTCAACCAGGCTGCGATGATGTCTGTGTTGAAGCTCTTGCCGGGAGCTTCGGAATCCTCAATTAATCGGAGGCGCATATTTTGTTTACTAGGTTGCGTTTACATACACGGTGCCGGTCGCGGACCAGCCACGGTAATCGTCGTTCTTTGAGTCGAGCGTCACATTCGTCCAAAATCCTTTGCCAAAAACGCCAGTGACGCCGCTGACAGTGTCAGCCACATCAAAAGGGCATGTGTCGCCTTTGCCTTTTACGCTGATGGAATAGGACGTGTCGTATGTCCTTGCTTCAGAGTGCTGTCCAAGCGAGTTGATCAATTGCTTGAACTCGCCTTTCATTTCGAGATCAACCGATTCGACGATTGATCCAGAAGCCGTTACAATGGAGATGCCGAAAGTAGCCATGGTTTATTCAAAGAGGGTGTAGGTTGCTTCGGCTGTGGAAAAGTCGTCGTTGGTTTGCGAAACCTTTGATCCAGTGAGCTTTGCGCCGGTAAAGTTTCCTTCCGGCACGGCCAGCAGAGAGGCTTCCCCCTTCGTTTTAACGGTGGTGGTCGTCGTGCTGCGCGGCTTTGGCTGCACCACTACCGTTTGCCCATCGGCATCGCGAATGGTTGCAAGTTCAACGGCAGTCTCTTGCGACGACTCTTGCAGGTAACCGCTTGGTGCGTTCACCCCGAAATCTATTGCTCCAAATGATACAGGCATAAGGTTTTAAGGTTTAGGGCCGTAGCCCACGATGTAGGGCATGGAGGTGCGCCAATGGCGTTCCTCGCGGAGATTGTCGGTGGACTGTGCGACTACCCCGTAAAGCTGCACAGCGTCAGAATCGAGCACCAGAGAGCGCATGGCGGCGTCTACCTCGGCAGCAAAAGCGGCCTGCTCGGCCTTGGTGTAGTCATCGGCCTGCGAAATGACATTGAGCGTCAGCGTGCCACGCTGAAGCGGACTGCCCACGACGATGTCGCTTTGCAATTCCATCAGCACTGACTTGCCGGGGATTGCTTGGTCGTCCTGTGGTTCGCCAATGTAGACGCCAGGTAATTCCAAGGCCAAAGCGTCTTGTACCGCTGCTGAAAAGACACCGTCGATCATCGCGAGATGTCCTCCAGATAAATCTTCCACGAAACCGGATCTTCGTCCCAGCTCGTGATCCGCCGCTCAGTGCCGTTCACTGTGAGCTTTGTGCCTTTTACCGGCTCAGGAAAGCCCGCCTTTGCAACGCGCACAAAGCCCGCGAAATGCTGCTCAAAACCGCCCATGGCTAACAGGTCGGATGTTTTTTCGGTTGCCACACAATCCGCAGTCACGCCTTGGTAGGTCACGCTATCGGCTTGCATGTAGCCGAGTGCGTCCCCGAGTGCGGTTGCGGTGATGTCGGTCCAGTCAGACATTAAAGCAGCGGTTCTTTTGCGCGCCGGATAGGCGGTTTAACTGCCACGGATTCAACAACCGGCGTCCCGCGAATTGTGCGGAAGTTCTCGGGGTTCGGATTGCACACCAAAATCAGTTTGCCGGGATTGGTGTGCGCTTTGAAAAACCGACGAGCGTCTGCCGGTTCCGGTGAGGAAAAGATCACCTGCGGACCACCGCCGGTGTCTTCGATTACGAGGGAGATTTTCATCGTGAGATAATCGGATGAAGCAAAGGCTCCGCCCCGTAAAGAGCGGAGCCTCTGCTAATTGAGGGGATCGTTAGGGAGTGACGATGCGGACACCCATGTTAGTGCCCTTGCTGACTCCGTAGATGACCGATGCCGAAATGCAAGTCTTGCCGGATTCGCGGCTATAGAAGCGGCGGAAAGTAACCGGCAGCCCGAGGTCGGGAACGATCACTTCGGCGATTTCGATGGAGTCCTGAAGAGCGGCTTCGGGATTCACGCGGCGAGCGGCCATGATAAGCGCGCTGCTGTGCATTGCAAAACCGGCCAGCGCTTCGCCGTTAACATCGCAAAGGTCGGACTCGTAGATGTCAAATCCCGACACGCGAGGAACCAAGCCTTCAGCCTTAAACGGCGTGATGCCGGGAATTTCCGCGCTGATGAAGGTCTTGGAAATTGCACCGTAGTACGCAGGATTCAGCAGCACCGCACGGCCCATTTTGGGAGCCTTCAGCGTCTGCGTCAGCGTCACGCCGAGGTCGATTACATCCTGCCGGTCGAAATTGGCAGCACTGGAAGAAAGCGGAGTCTGCGCAAAGTTTGCAGCGGTTACCAGATCCCACAGGTCACCAAATACTTTTGCGCCAAGAGCCTGCACCATCGGCGCGAGGAAAAGCCGCTCGAAGTTAATGGAAGACTGGAGAACTTCGATGTCCGTAAACCCGAGCGTTACGCCTTGGTGCTGATCCAGCGTAATGGTGCGGGCGGTCGTGTCACCGGCCACGGGAGCGTACCCGGCGCTGGTGATGTCCACAACGGAAGGAACCGTTGCAAAACGCGTGGTCACGGACTGTCCAGCCGATGCAACATCGCTGGAAAAGTCCGTTGTAATCCCACGAAGCGGGGCAAACGCGTTGGTGAGGTAGCTCAAGGAGGCTTGAGCAATCTGATTCAGGAAAACGCCATTAAGGGCCATAGTGATTTAGTGTGTGAGGGTTAGAGCTGCATTGCTTTCTTGTTCGCGGCGTAAAAATCATTGCGCTCGCGGAAACCAAGAGTCATGTAGTGCGCCCAAAGTTCGTCTTTAGACTTAGGCGCGGAAATTTGTTCAGGCACGATGGCAACAGGAGCCACGCCCAGATTGGCAACGATCGCGTTTGCCTTCGCCGCAGCGTCAGCCTCGGCGGCCTTCACGGCGTCAAGCTGCTTGGCAAGTTCGAGCTTTTCGGCGTGCGACTTATCCAGTGCCGCAGATAGGTCAGCGGACTGCGCTTTGAGAATGTCAAATTGAGCCACCAGCGCGCTATGCTCGGCGCTGAGTGCGTTAAGCGCCGCCACATCTGCCTGGGCGGCAGAAAGCGCGGCCAGCGCATCGGTGAGGGTCGTAGGAAGATCCATACAACCCTAGATATCGGGACAAGCAAAAGCCCCCTCCGGGACAACCGGAGAGGGCTTGAATGAACCAAACAAATGAACAACGAACGGCTACAGCATACCCAAAAGCGCAGCGTACGCAAGTTCCTGATTGCCGATCCCGTCGATTAAATTAGCTGCCCGCGCACGCGGAGCCAAATAAGCGGCCCCTGTCATGTACTCTTCGGCCACTAGCCGGTTGCGTAAAACATTGTCGCGGAACTGCGCGAAGCTATCGTCAACAAGCTGTTGGAGGCTTGCGCGTTGAGCTGGTGTCAGGGACGGTCCCATGCCTGCGCCTTTAAGCGGGCCCGAGGTGATCGGTTCCCACTTCAGCCCTTCCTCCTCGTACATTGCGGACTGATCTGTCCACGGGATGATGGTGCCGATGCTGCCCCAGGTTGATCCTACGGAGCCAAACACTTTGTCGCAGGAAACCGCAATATTGTACGCGGCGCTGCAAGCGGTGTCGTCGGAATAGGCCACGATTGGGACTTTCAAAAACTGGATCAGATCGGTGATCTCCGAGCACCCCGAACAACTCCCGCCGGGAGAGTTGATCTCCAACAACACGCCGCGCACATTCGCCTCCATCGCGGACTCCAGATCCTCCGCAACCCAATCGTAATCCCACGCGCCGCAACAGGCCTCGATGGCGCTGATGCCCTTGGCAAGCGTGCCCTCGATGCAAATGTGTGCAATGCCTTGCCCGTCGATCTCCATCGGTTCGCGCTGGGACTTCATCATCCCCTCGTACTCGTCCCCGTTCGCGCGCACCAGCCGCGCTTCGACCAGCTTGCGGACGGCAGCGTAGCCGCCGGGTGTAATCAGCCACGGACGGTAAAAGACTTGCTCGATGACGCGTTGAAATTTCATTCTGTGGGTACGGATGTAACGGGATTCCCGTTGGGGGTGAGCAGTCCAAACACATCGCGGGTCAACCCCGAGCGTTCAACGCGCTTCTTTATTTCGAGCTCTTCGCGTTCAACCTCGTCGAGGTGCTCCTCAAGCGTTTTGGAACCGCTGGCAAGAATGTCTGTCATGCTGCGCATCCCGGCACGGTAAGCATCGATGGCATCGCGGGAAGCGTAACCGGAATCCGCAGTCAATCGTGCCGGTTCGGTGAACCTGAATTGGTACGCACCGCCCCGGTCCCGATCGGTTCCCCGATACTCCGGGAGGATGCCCATCTCGACGAACCGAGCCACGGCAAACGCGCAACGCCGCTTGCAGAATGCCGCGAGGTAGGCGTGACGCTCTGAGGTGATGCGGTTTACCTGTTCGAGTACAATCCGAGCAGAAGCTCCGCCAAGTTTGCTCATATCCCAACCGAACTCCGGCGGCCATTGAGCGGCCAGAAGAGCGTTGCGGATGAGTCGTTCCTGCAAGCGGTCTTGCGCTTCGGTTGGAATCTTGGCGTCAATTTGCTCGATGGATTCGCCAGCGTTTGCCTGTAAATATTCGATGCGCCCGCCCGCCATCGGCGTAATGCGAAGCCCAAGCGTGCATTGCGGCGTATTGGTCTCGGTGAGCGCGTTGTACGCGTCCGAGGCATCCGCCATGCCTTGCTGATTAGTGACCATCAACCCGATTTTCGCGGCCATCCGGGATGCGGATTGGATGTCGTCACCCAGATCCTTAAGCGAAATGAGATCGCGGATCGCGGGAGCAAACGCCGAGATCCCGCGCACCTGGTCAACCTCGCGCGGGTCCATGGTCAGCATACACGACTGAACCGGGATGTCTCGGTCATCCACGCCGCTCTGATCCTCCCCGAGGACACGGTACGCCACGGCACGGTTGGTGCGCGAAAGGATCACGCCGTTGTAAATGCGCAGGCCACGATACCGGCCCTCGGTCAAGATCCCGTCGTCCCCACGGCTTCCGATCTGGTGCCACGGCACCTGTTGGAGTTGCGGGTAACCGCTTGCGGCGGTCGTCAGGATGGTCAGGAGATCACCCTCACGGTCGATTGCCGTAGATTCCAGCCGCAGCCCCTCCCACCAGCTTTTACCGTCGAGGTAAGCGATCTGGAACCAGTCAAGCAGAACCGCTTCCGCCTGTTTGCCCCATTCTTTGTCAGCGCCGACAAAAATGGGTCGCATTGCCATCCCCACGCTGAGCATGGATTTTTGGTCGATGGCGGCATTCACCATGCCGTTGTTCCAGTACAATTTCCTAGCCGCCGAATTGACTGTGCGCCATTCGCCAACGGTCAACTCGCGGCTGATGCTCTGAGTGTGATTGCGCCACCACGGCTCGCCCCAAACTCCGCCCTCCACAAGACGCTGGCGACGGTACACGCCCCAATCGGACTGCGGTTTGGGAGTGCCAAATCCGGCGAGTTTTTTCAGTCGGTCGAGAAAACTCATATAAAATACGCTTGCGTCCGGCGCACCGGCCCGTTGATCCCCGCCGCTTTGTAATTCAAAGCCTGCTGCGCCAGCATCATCACATCGAGCGGACTCAAAGTGCCGCCCACATTAAACTGGAAACTGGCCCCGTCAATGGAGCTGGATACCAGAGAGCTTTTGCCAGCGGAGACCAAATCGAATTTTTGAGAAACGATGGCACGCAACTCGGCAACATCACGGGTTAAGAATACCTGGAGCAGGAGCTTTTGGTCGGGAGCCATCTATCCAGACGGTTCGGGACAAGGAAAACCCCGGACACCGCACTCGCGGGCCGGGGTCGTATATCCCTGATCTCTTCCTCACGCTTTGGTTGAGGTTGAGCCAGCAGACTATTCCGCTGCTGCCGGTTCGTCAACCTCCGGCGCTTCCGAAATCATGTCTGGCAGGATTCCGAGGATTTGCGCCGTCAGCACATTCATTGCCTCGGCGTCCCAAAGGTGGTTCGGCCTTCCGGTTGCCGTCCACCGCAGCCGCGTCTTTTTGGTGCGTTTGTCTACCGTTGCCCGTTTGCGCTCAGAATTGAGGTGCCGGACATACTCCGGCGGCGCGTCCTGCGGGAATTCCCACACTGGAGAGCCCGTGTTGCGGAGGTTTGCCAAGATGTCCTTAATGGGATCGCTGGCCCAATAAAAGAAAGTGACGAACAGTCGCTTCCCAGCAACATCTCGGGTGGTCGGTGCCACCACGCGATCCGGTGCCGAGTAATACCGGCGCACCGGCTTCCCGTCAGGACCACGAACCGTAAAATGGTCCTCGGCGCGTCCCACGAGTGCCGTCCAGCCGTACTTCGCGCAGGTATCGTACACTCGCCCGTGAAAACTGTTGCCTGCGTCCAACAGCGTGCGTTTGTCAGGTACTTTGAGCCGAGTCTGGATCTCGCGAATTTGGTCAACCGTCAGGATTTTGCCCGCCCAGAGTAGCCGCGAGTGACCGTTTTTGAGCCAGCACCGCACGATGCCCCAGTAATGGTCCTGCTGGCAGTCCACGGTGAAAACCCTGGCGGCTTCCTCGGGCATCGGTCGCCCGTCTTGCCACTCGTTGACCCAGTACTCGGACGCTTCGAGTTCCAGCGCGGGCAATTCCTCCTCTTGTTTCCACGGTTCCGCCAGCCGTTGCATCCGAAAATCTTTGGTTGGCTGGAGTACTCCGAGGTGTCGCGCGTCGCTCGCTTGGCACCATTGGATGACAAGATCAGCCCATCTGATCCAATAAACGGACTGTGCCGACACTCGGCGCGAGCGGTAGCCCTCCACATGGTCGTTGCCTTCGCTGCGCCACTCGCTGCGCTGGGTCAGTGCCCGGCGAGCTGCGGTAGTGTCAGGAGTGACATGCCCGCAGTGCGGACACTCATGACGCACCGTTTTGACGAGCGCGCCCCAGTTCCACTCGCCGTTCTCGTTCTTGCACTCATCGTACTTAATATCGGTCCACGCCGGTTTTACCCATTCGCTGCATCCGGGGCAGGAGTGGCACCACTGAAACTCTTCGCCGGACCTCCATTCCTCGGTCAGTTGGTGCGGCTCCTCAAAACTCTGGGAAGTCAGGAGTGCGTAGCCGTTCCAGCGGTCGTGCAACCTCTTTTTGAACTGTGTGATGAGGTCCGAGTATTGCCAACATTCATCCAAAAAAAGCACCTGCACCGATTTCTCCTGCGCATTGCTAGTGTTGGCCCCGCCAAGCATCAGCGGCATGTGCGGAAAGTAGATGCCGTCTTTTTTGACGTGATGCCGGTTACTTGGCATCAGTCCCCGCAGCGGTTCGCACGCTCCGAGCACCGGCTTGAGCCGAGTCTCCATCCATTCCGCACTAGTCGCATCGGTCTGAGTGATGGACAGCATCGGCCCCGGCTGTTGAGCCACTGCCCAGCACACCAGCGCCTCCAGTGCGGTGCTCTTGCCCGCGCCGGTGCACGCTTGGACGAAAGTTTGCCTGCAAGTCGGATCGGCGAAGTCGTGAAACACCGCATTCCACCAAGGAGCGGTTGATCGGTCAAAATGCGTGGATCGGGAGCTGTGCGGGAAACGGACATTTTGCTCCATCCAGTCCAGAGGGTCGCCGGTGTAGGCCAGCCGAACAGAGCGTGCCGCAGCCTTAACTCGATGCGGGATAATGCTCGAAACTGGCGCGTGCATTTAGTTTGAGAAGCTCCAACCGACTGCGAAGTTTTGGCTGGATTTCCGTTTCGGTCAGTCCAGCCAATTGCCCCGGTAGATCGTTGACCAGCGCGTCAATTTCCGCGCACCAAGTTGCCACCACGCGGATCGTCTCCTCCACCACCTGTTCCACTGGCACCAGTCGCTTTTCGTCCTCGGCAATCTTGATGTCCAGCCGCCGCACTTCGCGTTCGAGCTTTTGCTTTTTGACGCCGTTGATGTCGCTAGGACTTGCCTGTTGCGCTTTGGAGTCGCGCCACTTCTGAATGCCTTCGATGGTTGTCCACGGCAGTCCAGCCTTTGCCATTGCCCGCTTCCACCGCAATACGCCGGGCCGACTCAGCCCAAAATGCGCGGCGACCTGCTCCAGCGTCAAATCTGGCAGCGTGCCCGCCTCGTATGCGGCTACCATTGCCTGCTCTGCGCGGCTGATGGTCTTGCCTGCTTTGAGCTTGGCTAGGATGTTTTTGACCTGAGCCTTTGAAACTTGTTCGGTGAGGCTCATTTTGCAGCGGCCATCTCGTTAAATGTCTTGCCGGTCTCCGCGTGCATGGCACTTTTGCCGGTAAAGTCTTGCCAACGCTTTATGATTACATCCACAGAAGCAGGAGTAATTTCCATTGTGTGTGATTTTGCTCCTACAATTTCGCACCCAATTAAAGTGCTTCCACTACCCCCGAATAAATCTAAGTAGGAACTTCCTCCTACACCTCTAAATATGGCTTCAATCCATTTCATTGGTTTTGAATGAGCGTGCCCACCTCGTTCGGCTGTTGTGGGAAATGCTTCAACCGTTCGCAAATGCACTGCGCCGTTCAATGGCTTATATTCACAATCACCCCTAGAGTTTGTGACTGTTTTGGATTCTCTTTTTTTCCCATCCTTGATGATTGCCTCATCAAAATTCCATGCAGGATCATCGCCAAATATTCCGCACGCTTTATGTCTGGCAAGTGGTCTGTTTGGTGTATACCAAGACGTCACATTATCCCAAACAAGCTCGTACAAAGGGGCCCACCCAAATTCCATTGCGGTTTTTGATGCAATGGCAAATCGCTTAAAATCCCAGAACGAAATCAATTTTGCTCCCTGTTTTTGTGGAAGCATTGCCGTTGAATACAGTTCCTCAATTTCATAGGGAGGATCAAACACTAAGCGATCCCATTCGTTTCCCGCCAATAACAACGTCACAGCGTCAGTGCTCGTAGCGTCTCCGCACATTAGCCGATGTCGTCCCAGCGTCCAAACATCTCCTAGGGCTGTCACAGGGTCTTCCGGCACCTCTGGCACTTCGTCAGGGTCGGTGTTTCCTTCAATCACCTCCACAGACATCAGTGCTTTGAGTTCCTCTTCACTAAAACCCGTCAGTTCCAAATCAAATCCGGCCTCGTCCAGTTCCTGTAGTTCCAGCTTTAGAAACTCGTCATCCCATCCAGCGTTTAGTGCCAGCTTGTTGTCTGCAATAACATACGCCCGTTTTTGCGCATCAGTTAAGTGCCCAAGTCGAATGCACGGCACTTGCTCAACCCCAATTTTGCGAGCCGCGAGCACGCGGCCATGCCCTGCGATGATGTCGTTTTCAGTTCCAATTAACACCGGGTTGGTGAATCCAAACTCCCTGATGCTGGCAGCAATCTGCGCAACCTGCTCATCTGAGTGCGTGCGAGAATTGCGTGCGTAGGGAATTAACAAGTCAATGCTGACTTGCTCTAGTTTTGGCGCTGCCATGTAGGCAAAATATGCCTGTTTGTGCTGTTAACAAGGAACTTTTTGCCGATTGCACAAAAAAGGGGCACGCGTCTCTGCCCTCACCCCGACAAAAACCCCCTGTAGGAGACTCCTTAAGGGGGGAGGGGGGTCGGTCAACCCTTGACCTACCCTAAAATCGCCTTCGCTGCCTTTTTTGCAGCCAACTCAACGGCTTGGTGCGATACCCCAAGCTCTGCCGCTGCTTGGCTCATATCCTTATGCCCCGTCAGGTGCCCCAGTCCTGTCCCAAACGCAAGGCCCGTCAACCTCAATTGCAAATTAGCTCGGCTCGTAGCGTCCAGCATGTAACTCAACAACCGGATCACCACCACGCCGCCGGTCGTCTGCATCTGCTGACGGCACGCCTTCACATACCAAACCCAAACATCTTCGGCTTGGTCGTGCGTGAGTCCAAGCTCGATGAGTTCGTCAATGCCTGCTGAGTAGTCTGGCTCTTTCATCAAAGATTGCCGGTCTCTCCCGGCTGTCACACCACTACGGCGACCGAGTAACCCGGTCCGTGCACCCCGGCATGGAGCCAGAGGCAGGTGTCGCATTGGCTGTCTCTCCAGTTGTCACACCGTTTCTGGCCTAACAGTATCAGGCCACGCAGGTGTCGCGGAAGTAATGGCTCGCCGGTTTGAGGCTCACGCCTTGGCAAGCTCTATCGCCTTTACTTGTGCGCAATTTTGTATAAAGAGTCAAGTAGAACATTTTAAAAAAGCGCACCCGTGAATTTACATGACACAATTTTTATTTTTACACATTATAATCCTTACAAAAAATTTAAACAACTAAGACCTCTGTCCTACCTAGAGTTGCTCAAAGATCGCTTAAAAGGAAGATGGGAAAATAAACCTGAGCTGGCTCAAAAATATGTAGACGACAGAAAAAAGTTTGAGGCTACTTTGGGCAAGGAATTGCTTGAAGCAGGACTTCCATATGACGCTGAGAAATCTTTTCTTTACGGTGCTGTAGATGGTCACGAGAGATTTGGTCAGCCCGGAGCATATCAGCATTTGGCTAACATGCCTAATCTCGATAAGACTTTTTTTACAATTAATGGTTTAGACGATAAAGACCATATAAAGCGAGGAAAAGAAGGGCTGCTCAACGCTATAAAGCTCTGGAAAGAAAATCAGAACAACCTTAAGGAAACTGAATATATGGGCATGATTATTCGCCCGAGAGTCGACATCATGACCCAAGAAACTGTGATTCCATACTTGGTAAAAAAAATTTAATTTTCCACCTCGTCAAGATCCTCCTGCGTCCATCCTTCCCTGCGCATCTGTATTTCCAGTGCCGCTATACGCCTTTGTGCAGCCCTGAGTTGCCGCTGTGCGTCAGCCAACTGTGCGGCTAGCGTGTCCAGTGCTAGGGTGTGTTCCAGTCGTTCGTGCGCTTTGATGCTCATTTTGCAGCCTCCAGTTCTTCCATCGGGATTCCAGTCAGTGCGTGCACTTCCATGCATGCTTCGATTGCCGAGAACGCGTCAACCTGCCAGCGCCGAAACGGCAGCCAGTCAGCGGTGACCGTGTAATGTAGTTTTTTAAGTGGTGGTAGTGTGATCATACTGCTCGCTATAGAAACGGCATCAGAAACCGCCTTTTTGTGCGTTGGTGAGGCGACTGCGTATTTTAGCACGGACGGTCCAGCACGATTCTTGGAATGCCTGCCAGCAATCTCGCTGGATCATGTAGGCGATTGCGTCGGTTTCGCTGGCGGAGTTGTAGTGCCGGGGAAACGCATCAATAAGACTGTCAGCCTGGCGCAACAACTCACGGAGTGCTGCAATCTGCTTTTGCAGGTTCTCGATGCGCACTGGGGTCACGGTTTCGCACTCCAGGCACTGGCGCTCGGCCAGTGCGCGGTAGCGTTCGATTTCGGTCATTAGGTCTGGGATCATGGGTGTGTATCGGTTGGAAGTGTCGGTTGGTTTAGAAAAAATCCTCAAAACTTTGCTCGGGAATTGTCGAGTCAGTTTGCGGTTCTTTTGAGCCGCTGCTGCGCCTCAAGCGCGAGCAAGCGGGCTCGGCTTTTTCCTTCTCTACTACTCCCGCTGCCGCTTGAGGCGGCGCGGAGTAGTTGTTCTCTTTCTCTATTAAGCGACCCTGTGAGGGTTTCACGCGGTGACCCTGTGAGGGTTTCACGAGCTCACCCTGTGAGGGTGTGCCATGACCCTGTGAGGGTTGGCAAATTGAGAGCAGGCAAAAGCTATTTCGGGTCGCTCTCCGGCTTCCATTTGCGCCCGAAAAAATGCGCACCAGCCCGGCTTTTGCAAGCACCGGCAAGCACCTCGCAACGGTATTTTTTGACGCCCCAATATGGTCGGCTAGCTCCTCGTACGAGGCCGAAAAACGGCGTTTATGGTCAGCACCAGCAGCACTCTGAAAGTGCGTGAGTGCGTGGTAAACGGCGTAATGGTTGGGCCCGTATCGGCCCGCAATTTTGGCAGCCTCGCGGTGCTGCCATGCAAACGGCCCCTCGTCTCGCGGGTTCTCGGATCGTGGTTTCATTTTCGTTTTTTCGGTTCTTCTGGCGGCTCTGGCTTGTCACACTGCTGCCAGATCATCCCCTCCTTTTGCGGATTGAGACTGTGCCGAATGTAGATTTGCGCTGTCGGCCCGCCCTCCCATTTTCCCATCCCGGCACGCAATCGCCGCTTGGTTGCGGTCAACGAGCATGTGGGTGGTTGCCCTGGCTCGGTCTCCATTCGTTGCAAAGTCACCACCTCGCGTGCCCAGTTGGTCAGCGCAGACGATCCGAACCCAGCGTAGGCCAAATCCGAGTCCGTGCGTGCCGTGCCTTCTCGCGGTTTTGGCAGGTGGTGGATCAGGACCAGCAGCACTCCCGTTTTGCTGCTGATACGGTTTAACCCGTTACAGAACTCAGTCACGACTTTCTGATCCGAGATGTCGTCCCCGAGGTAGCACATCAGCGGGTCAATCCATGCCACATCGGGCCTGTGCCGCACCACCAGTGCCTCGAGCACCCGCAAAAACTCGGCTCCGCTGTGGATATTGTCGCGGTAAAACACCAGCCTTTCATTCAATACTTGCTTTTCGTGTTCACCGCAAAGTTTGCCGCCGTATTTGCAAATCACCGATTGCAATATTTCGGCTTGATCCCCGATATCGTTTTCGGCCTGTAAAATAAGGCTTTTGAGCGGTTTTACAGGCTTAATACCGAAAGTCAGATTTTCCGCAAAAGTCCCTAGGCGCTCAATACCGTGCAGCGCCCAGCCAATCGCGAGTTGCATGGTTAGCGAGCTTTTGCCGATACCGGACTGAGCGTTAATTAACAATGATCCGCCTTTGCAAAGCCAGCGATTGCCTATCAGGTTATTTCTATCGCACTCTGTATTATAGATCAGCAGGTCATTAAAGGTACTTTGTACTATAGAACCAAGACCTTGCTCGGCACCGGCAACGCTAACGGCATTGCCGAGTTCTGTCACTATGTCGCCGGTCGGGACGCCCTCGGAGATCGCCTTTGCCGCCTCGGTGAGTTGCCGCAGCAATCTGCGCCGCCGGGATGCCTCAAGCACCATTTCGCACCAGCTCGGGAGCGGCGCAAGGCTTGGCATCCCCGTAGCGAGGTCGGTCAGCAGCGGATAAGAAACGCCCTTGCTCGCCAGCCTATGCGCAAGCGCAATCGGGTCGAGACTGTCACCGGCATCGGCTGCAGACTGGATGCCTGCAAAGATAGTTGCGTATGTCGGGTTGAAAAAGTCGCCACTTGTCAACCCGGATGCGACAACCGCAGGAAATGCGGTATGCGGCGCAAACAAGAGACAACCCAGCACCGCCCGCTCGGCCTGTTCGGCCTGCGGGATCTGTTGAGTGCTCATGAGTTAAAGCGTCGCCTCGTGTTGCCGTTGACGACGGCCAATCTCGGATTTGTCAGCGTCCGTTTTGGCTCCGAAAAGTTTGATCGCCCGCGCAAGCCGAATTGTATCCATCGCGTGCGGGTCAAGACCAGGTTGTCCAGAATTTACCAGCGCCAAGTGCGTTTCCATCAGTTCATCGGCGATCCGGTGAGCTTCGTTAAGTTCAGTTTTGTTCATTCAGTTGCCCGCGTTTGTCGGATGCGCGGCCCCCGATGCGGATTATTTTTTGCGGCTTAGTGCAGCAACAAGGAGATCGGCAATGTGCACCGAGTCGCCAACCATCTCCTCATTTGTCCAATTTTTTGACCGAGGGTCAGAAACCATTGCTGCCAGCAAATGCAATGCAGCGTAATTTCTTAATGCTTCCATTTCGCTTTTTCGCTTTTGAGAAACAGAAGGCTGCTTCGGTGTATCTTTAACGCGCATAATTAGAACGGGATTTCGTCAGCCTCCAGATCGGCATTGGCTGCCAGCGGCAACCAGCGTTTGATTTCGAGGTATGGCTTGCCGGTCTTGTCGTTAATCCGCTCGCCGGGCCCGAGTTCGACGCGAGCCATTTTGCCCACGCAATCTTCGGTCTCAATCACGAGCGTTTTACCCTCAACAACCCGTTTGCCGATGGCTGTCGCAAATTCGGCAACATTCCTGCTGTTTTTGGCTGTAAAAACGACCCATGACCGAAAGGTCAACGGGCCTACTTTTACTTCCAATTGCAGCATTTCGTTCCCGGCTTTCGAGACAGCTTCAACGGCTGTTTCGATGCGTGCGAGATGGATTCCCGCCTCAATCTGAGCGGGTTGGTCAGTAGTTTCGATTTTTAGTGATGGCATGGTTTTGGTTGGTTAAATTCCAAACGCTGCAAAGAACCTTTCAGGAAATGCGATGGCTTGCACAGCGATGTCTGCGGGAATGTCAACATAGGTCTGTCCGTCTTTTATCCAGCCGCGTTTGATGGCTCCGGCGGTCACCTTGTCACGCTGCGCCTTGGTTTTGTCGGACAACAGGCGCTGCATGGGCGGGATGCGTTCGAGCATGGGCGGGACCGTGGACTCTACCGGCTCGGGGTCTGTCTGTACAGTTTCAGACTCGACGGTGATCGTCGGTGTCGGTTCCGTTTCCGGCTGGATAGGCGCAAACTCTTGCACTTCCTCGGGTGCGTAAAGGCCAGAAAGCACGGCTGGAAAAATCCCGCGCACGGCCTCGGAAATGCACCGAGCCTTAAGCATTTGCCTCGGAAATTTCTTCCAAGTCGGATTCCCCGTCAGCCCAGCCCGCTCGGCGTCTTTGATGGTCCAGGACACCTTTAACGAGCCTCCTTGCGGATGGCTAAATGTGCCTGACACGGACTCGTGCGTGTAGTCGTGCCATTCAACACGGCCCCCGGCTTGCTGGAACCGTGCCAACATGGCTTCGGATTTTAAAGACGGTCTACCGTTGATGATGTGGTAATCGCGGGCTGCCTCGGCTGGGTGTCTGCCTTCGGCTTGGCAGAGTAGTCCAAGTGCGAGTGCCTGTTCAGCGGTCTGAATGCCGAACAGTTTGGATTTGGCGATGGCTTCAGCCATCAGTCGTGTCTGGTCGAATGGTATCAGGTTCATTTCTTTAGTTTCATTCCCGCCTCCAAAATCAGCAACGCATCGGCGGTTTTAAGCGTTACCGTGAGTCGTGGGTGCAGCGCCTGTGCGCGGCCTTTAAGGTGCGCTTTCCAGCGCGGCCCGTGAGTCTTTTTGTCGCCGAGTCCAAGCGCCTGCTGCCAGCGTTTTGGCGGGAGATACTCGATCCGGCATTGATGACTGGCAAGAAGCCCCTCGATGCGCCCGTAATTTCGGAACATGGTTGCCATGCTTGAGCCGCTCATTTTCCCGGCAAACTTGGGAAGTTCTTCCAAAAACACGGTAGGTGCGGGAACTTCGTAGCAAAGCACCTGTAGCGTTTGCCGCAAATCATGCACGGTGTCCGGCATCGGCAAAGCGTGCACGCTGCCGTCCGTGTCTGTGTAGGCAATTCCGCCGGATACGCCGGGGTCAATTGCGATGTAGTGCTGATTCATTTTGCTTGTACAAGTGGAGCTTGCCCGACCTTTCGCTGCACGATCTCATCCGGCAGCACGGCACCAGCTGCACTCCAGAGAGATTGAGCTTTTTTGAGGCTCATTGAGCCTTGAGCGCGAATTGCATCACCGGCACCGATGACGCCGTCGGTGACTGCCTGAGCGAGATGCTCGGCTTCGATGTACTCGGAAGCCCGAGGCTTTTGCAGCCTCCAGCCCGGCACCTTTACGCCAGATTCGAGCAGCCCGCGTGCTTTTTCCTTTGCCGCATCTCGGAAGTCGTCCAGCGTCTGGCACGCGGCTAAAAACTGCCCAAGCCGGTCAGGGTCGTTGAGCAGCGCGAGGAAGCCCTCGTCCTGAACGGTTGGAGCCAAACCGGCAACGGGCACCAGTGCCTTGTCTTTCGTCGCGACTCGGGCGGGACAGGTGAGACTTTTAGCGCACCAGCCGCAATAATCGTTTTCAACCGGCGCGGTCCCGACATTTGCAAGCACGCTGCGCACGAAATCGTGCGCCTCTTGGTAGGTCCACCGCTTCGAGACAACCTGGCGCTGGTCGCAAAACAGCAAATGTGTTGTCCAGTAGCCGACAAAATAGTGCTGCATCAATCCGAGCGCATACGCTGCCATCTGGGCGGAATAATCGTAGACCTGCCCGCTCTTGAGGTCGACCAACCATTGCCCGCGCACTGCAACGCCGTCAGCAGTGCCCTCGTGCTCCATGCCGACCGTCCGTATTTTACAGGCTGCCTCGTCAGTCGTCAGTCGGTCAGCGCCACCGTTTAGGCTGATGCACCTGTCGATTGCCCAGCGCACTGCGGTTGCGTCCTCGTCGGACAAATCTCGCGGGAACTCGCCGGTTGTCCAAGCGTCCCGAAAAACACGGTCAAGCATGGTGCCGCGTGCTGCTGCTTCCGAGGTGCCCGGTGCGCCTTCGTATTGCCCGCACAATGCGAGCTTGGGTAAACTGCTGTGTCGTATTTTCATTCTTGTTGGGTTTAATTTTTCTTCCGAGATTTTCCAAGCTCGCGCATCTTCCGGCGCGCAGCCTCTTTTGTGCAGGGTGCTGTGCAGGTTTTTGCTGGCAACCGGGTTCGCGTGTAACGCCACGGGAACTCTACGCCACACACGGTGCAAATCTGCGCTGGCCTTGGCTGCCGACGCAATGCCGCGTCTGTGACCTGTTGGGCCTGGTGCCTGCGCCCGCACTCCCGAGTGCAACAGATCTCCTTGTTAATGCGTCTAAACAAGGTGCCGCAGTGCGCACACGGCTGCTTAGGCCGGTCAGCAATCCGGCAAGCCCGGCAGGCATTTAAGTTGAGGTGAATAATTGCACCGCACTTGCACGGTTTCGTGGTTGGGCCCGTGTAGGTCAGCTTTGGCTTTGGTGGCACAATCACCGGCTCGGGTCGCTGAATCAATCCCGCTTTGATGGCAGCCTCAACGGCTGCCGGAAAAGATGCCAGTAATTGCTCGTGCGTTTCCGGCTCTGGCTCCGGTTCCGGTAATTTGACCAGCCCCTTGGCAATGGCTGATTGAATCAAGCGTGGCAGGTCCAGCAACTGCGCCTTGGCCACTTCCTGCGAAGTCCAGTTCCGCATTCCGTAACTAGTGCGCGTTGCTGGTGACCAGCACGGCTTGCCGTTCATTGACCCGTGCATTCCGCTCATAGCAGGTCTCCTTTCCAGAGTGCTCCAATTGTGAGCACGATGAGCGCGGCAATGGTTAGTGCCTCGCCCAAGCACTGTGCGTGTTCTATTGCAACGAGGTCTGCCAGCAGCAGGCAGCCAAGCCCGCAAGCGTAGGCCACGGAGCGTTTGCGGCGATTGGGTGTTGGTGGCTTTTGCGGGCCTTGGTACGGGCCACTGGAGTAGTGGGAAGTGCTCATCGGATTAGCGGGCAAAGATTGCAGTCTCAATGCGCACCACGGTCAGATCCGTGTGCAGCCCTTCGCGGCGGAGAATGCGTTCTGCGCCACGGTATGTCAGGCGTTTGGAGCGGATAATGTGCCGGGTTGATTGCTCGCCGGTTGCGCAGTTGGAGAGGGTAATGGTGTGCAGGATATTCATTTGTTCAGTTCGTTGTTGTGTCTCTGACGGCCTCGTCAGCACCCGCCTTACGGGTGGACGCCCCCCGGAGGGGGCGTTTCGGCCTAGAGATTGTGTTGAATCACTCGCCAACCGCTGCCCAACAAATCGAGCGCCAAATTTTCCGCGCGCTTGGGGCTGATGATTTCGGAATAGAGTGTAGTGTTATTGAGGGTCTCTTCGACCACTACCAGATCAGGGTATGCCCAGCTGTCACTGAGAGTGATGGTGGAGGTGATGTTGTTGCGTTCGATGGAGAGCTTCGTTGTCATGGGCCCAACTATACGCAGCAAAACACGCTTGGCTAGCTATTTTTTGCAATTTTTTTCGCACGCTTTAACGCGTTTAGTTCGCGTGCTTTAGGACGAGGCTTGCACGCATTCCGGCGCGCTGCCTCTGTTTTTTTTTCTGACTTTGCTGCGCCGCCCAGCCGTCCTATTTCCCGGCAGTGCTCGCGGAGTGTTTTTTCAGTACTCATTTTTCCTGTAAACGGTTGATTTACTGGTTTTTCTGTTGCTCAATTTTTTCTAGAAACAGCTCGGCTGTCTTTGCAGCTACAGAGAAGACCAACGATCCCGATTTTGGCGTGCCGGTGCAAAAAAAGTGCCCGTTTACTTCGGCCACCACCAGTAGCCTGGTCGCTTTAACATGGTCAGCCGTAAGTTCGCCCGCCGTTTTGAGCGCCAGCGTAATGCGGCGCGATTCCTTTTTTGTCATCCTTGCAAGCTACCAAAGCTCGCTTTGCTGTCAAATTACTGTCGCAAGTGCCTTTGTTTCAAGAGGGGAAACTACAAAACCCTGTCGCAGGCTCTCCCTGCGCACCATACGGTCACCTGCGGGGACTTAGTCCCAAATCATTCTCCGAGCATTGCAAGCCCGGCTTCAAACAAATCGGCTTCCTCGTCTCGTCTGCGCCGCAGCCCACGGGACTCTGGCCATAGCCGTTTCATGGCTCGAAACTGCTCAGGAATGTGCTGCCATTCTTTCACGCGCATCAAGTCTCGGATGGCTACCATCTCGATGCGCCGGTCGCCCACAAGACTCGGCCCTCGGTTGAACACCAGCGAGACCAGCGCCGCCGCACAATCTCCGGGGAGGTCTACAAGTTGCGGGTAAACTCGTAGCGTCCGCAAGTACCAGGTCGGGAGCGTTGTCTCCTCAAACACGGTCAGAGCAGCAGCCCACGGAATGATGAGGTGCCGGACATGTGGAAGAATTGTCCTGGCGTTTTCGCCCTTGCGGCCAGAAACGCCGACAAGTGCCGCCATGGTTTGCGCGTCCAGATGTTTTGCCCATGCCCTGGTGGTCTCGATGACAGGAGTGTGCCCCAAGTCCCAACCGATGCCTATCGTGACACCAGACTCTCCGCCGGGCCATTCAGGATTGCGGTCGTACAGGCTCTCCCCGCCGGTCTCCCAGCCAATAAGTGCCTTAATCCCCCGTGTGCTGATATTCATCGTCGTCATCGTCCTCTTGTGTTTGTGGCTCTTCTCCAGTCTCTTCCGAAAACCGCATGGCTTGGTACAGCCGCGCAAAAAGACTGCCAGAGCCCGCTTCAAAAGTCGTATAAGTGTCAGTGTCCGAGTCATGCGCAAGGATCTGGACGCAATCAAAGTGCTCGCCTATCTCGGCAGCCATACGCTCGATGAATTGCTGCTTTTCGTCTTGGGTCATTGCACAAAGTAATGTTTTGCAAGCACCCGTTTTCCGTCGTCGGTCGTGGTCATGTACCGAGCACTATTCCATTTCTTGGCAATTGCAAACCGGACGGCTTTGCAGCGCGGGATTTCCAGCATCTTTGCCAACTGCGCAGGAGTGTACCACCCTTCCGGTGCAGGGGTTCCATGCAACTCGGCCTTGAGCGCCGCAATGGCTGATTGCGTTAAACCGGAAGGCGGAATTGTTGGTCTCTGGTCTCTTTTGCGAGCCATATAACAGTCTCTGTGTCTGAATATTCGCCCCATGCAAAGCCCCTGCTCCACGAGGTTGTTGCGCGGCGATTTGCTGCGTACCCCATTGCGTCAATGTTGCCCAGCCAGCCCACGCAGTACCCAGTCGGATGCGCACGGTTGCGCCCTTCGGCCTGCTGCACTCGGTGAAGGTGTGCGATCACGACTTTGTTGGCAGCGCCCTCGCAAATTGCTTCCGCATGATCGCGGACGGCGTTTTCATTGACCATGTAGCCGTGCCCAAACAGTGCGTCTCCGTAGAGCCTCCAGCCCTGCTGGAAATTGTAGTCCACAACCTGGCACCGCATCGATCGAGCACGGTCCTGAATCTGATGCATCACACGAGCTGCCAGCGCCGCCACAATGGCACGCGGTGATTCCATGAGCGTATTTAGTCGAGCCTCGTGGTTTCCGAGAAAGTAAACCTGCGGTTCCAGTCGGCTTAGAAACGCGAGCCCATCGTTCAGATCAGACTCGGGATTCACGGCATCGTCCGCCGTACCGGCTGCACCAGCCCGTAAGCACGCAAGGTCGATTGCGTCGCCCAAGTGCAGCGTGGTGTGCGGCTTCCACCGCTTTTTAAAAGCCAGCACCTTGGCAAGCAAAGCCTGATCCGCGTGATGCCCGTGCGAGCACCCGACGGCAAGAAACCGCTTCCATGCCCGCGTAATATTCGCCATGCGTCAGACGCGCGCCAAGAATGTGGTGCCCGGTCCCGGCACGCGCGGAAGCCGTCCCTGCTCGTCGTAAATGC